TTTTACAAACAAAATTTTGTTAGAGAGAAATATTCAATAAGAATTCCTATAACAATCAACGAATTATTTTACAAACAAAATGTGTTAGAGAGAAATATTCAATAAGAATTCCTATAACATTCAATATATCATTTTACGTGTAAGAATATCATGGTGCGTAGTATGTTATGTGAATTCCTATAACAATCCACGGCTCTCGGTGTTTATGTCCGGTTTATGTTAAAATACTTACATAAATAATAATATTTTATTTACAGTATTAAAAAATATTATTAGTTATATATTTTCAGTTTATTTACAGTATATAAATATATTGTAAAAATTAATATAAAGTTAAAAATACAATAAGTATTTAAATAAATTTTATATTAAACATCAAACTAACTTTTTAATTTTTAATTCAATCTCACTTTTAACATATTTATCTAAATTATGACCTAAACTACACAATGAATCAGTACCTTTAATATCTTTATCTTTAATAAATGTATTAGATTTACTCAATTCTGTCGTATAATTTATAACTTTCTTTTGTATATTTTTTTTATCAAAGTATCTTGAAATAATATAATCATCACTTAAAAAAGAATTAAAGAAATTTTCTTTCTTTATTTCGTCAAAATTATTTGCTTTAATAACCCATTTATTTAAATCGTCATCTAAAAAGTTTCGCTTAATAATATATCCAAACGCTGCTTCAATTAATTGACAATAAGAACCTGGTCTACAACAATAATACGGACTATTTAATTTAGTAGGATATAATAAACCTGATACACATATAACTGTATTATTAGTTTTCATAAACTCCGTATACAAACGCTGAAATAGATTATAATTGTAGTGGTTATCATCGTCAATAATAATAATATTATCATTCGGATTTATAAAATCTAAATGAATTAATGGATAAATTTTAGTAATTGGTCCATAATCATCCGTAATATTTAAATAAATATTTTTATTATATTGAGATTTACTAATAATGTCATTTACCAAATCTATATCAGAATCAATATTTAATCGTAATACTCTTTTAGGATAATTAATAATTAACTTATTAAATTTTAATGTTTGTTTAAATATATAATTTATTATATAAGGAAGATTTTTTATTCTAGAAGGAATACATGTAAATGATATATATATATTATTCATTACTATATATTAAATAATATGTTTATATTTTAATATATATATGTAATATATATATGAATTAAAATAAATATTATAATAATAGTAATCAAAATAATAATCATTTTACAAATCATATTTTGGAACACCTTTTTAGAACCTTTTAAAAAAAGGTTCAACAAAAGATTAAAAGGTGTAATGTGTTAGAGAGAAATATTCATATGTGAATTCCTATAACAATCTACGAACCATTTTACAAACAAAAATATGTTAGAGATAAATATGTTATGTGAATTCCTATAACAATCCACTAACATTTTTAAAAAGGTTGTTAATCATTACAAAAGAATAATTCATTTCTCTCTATGACATAATTGTTATGGAGAGAAATTGTTAACAAATCCACTAACATTCCATGAACCATTTTACAAACCATCATTTTGGAACACCTTTTTNGTTTTGTCGAACTTTTATCTTTTTGATTTATCTTTTTGATGAAACTTTTTCTAAAAGTTTCTTATAATAAAATTATGAAAAANAATAAAAAATTACGTAGTTGTTGTAATCATACAAAGAAAAATAAAAAGTGTATAAGGAAAAAAGATGGTAAAATATTCAAATTACCAAGAAAGTTTTCAAGAAAAAAATGTAAAAATCCACGAGGATTTACAATGAGAAGTTCTTGTAGTCCATATAAATACTGTAATGATAAATAAAAAACATATTATTATATAAAAATGAAAAGAGAGATAATATATTCATCTTTAGATACAATATTGAAATTATCAGGGGATATTATGAACTATAATGATACTATACCCACACCAGACGAATTTATTAAAATGATAAAACACACTACATTTTTAACAAAATACTCAAAAAGTAAATCAACATTATTTAATAAAACAAATAAAAAAAGCAAAAAAACTACAAAGAAAAAATATACAAAATCTATAAAATCAAAACAATATGGAAGCGGATATAATGAAATTGTAATGTCTTATTTAAAATCATATACTAAAAATATATTGGGTATTGTAGATAACAGTTCACGTTGTTCTTATATCGAAAGCACACTAAATATTTTGTGTTGGACCGCGTTTTTATATACTATTATTATGAATTCTTATAGTCAAGATACAACCGTATATAATATTATGGAACAACTATCCGCACCAAATGATTTTATATTATCATTACTACCACAAACAGACAATATTATAAAGAAAACAGTAGCATCACATTTATCAAAATATTGTATTGGTATATGGGCGGATTATCAAAAAGAAGGACTTCGTAGTGTTTTATTTAGTGAAAATATACATTACACAATAGGAACTATAACTAAACTTATAAAAATAAATAAAGTAACATATGAATATTTATATTTAAGACCTATTATATGTATTTTATCAAGCGTAATTGAAGATTGTAAAGAACGTTGTTATGAATAAAAATAATACTATATATTAAAAATGTATGAAAAAGCAATTCTATTATTTATGTTAGGTATTTTTGGTAATTTTGTTGGAGAGACGGTAGGGTGTCAACTTCAAAAGGCATTTACAAATACAATTATCAATAAATATTTTATAATTTTCTTAATGATTTACTTTACACTTAACTTTACAAGTAAAGAAATATATTCACCATTCATACACTTACAAAGAACAATGGTAATATTTATATTCTATATTTTAATCAATCGTATGAATTATTCATTCTCTATATTATCACTACTATTATTAGTTTCATTATATATTATAAAATTACAAATAGAATATATGAAATCAAATAAAAAATACAAGAAAGATACAATAAAATTGTTAGAAAATGTACATAATTTATTAACATATGGATTAGGACTTATTATAATTACAGGATTTACAAAATATTTTTTAAAACAAAAGTCTGAACATAAAGATTTTTCATACATAACATTTTTATTTGGTAAACGTCGTTGTTCAAGTTTGTAAAACAATATTAAGAACATTATCGTTGTGGTATACAAATTGTTATATTAGGATATTGTATATCAATATTAGACGCATTATAGGTTTGAAGTTTTTTCATATTATTTTTTAATTTATTATAAAGAATAATTTGTGTTTTATCAATAATATTTTCATTTGGAACTAACAATTGTTTCAATTCTAAATTAATTTGTTCTAAATGTTGTGTATATATGGCATAAACTTGATATAAACAGGCAATAATAAGTATCGAAGCGTGTATATTTCTTGTATGGTCTATATGTTTTGTATAGTTCATATAAAATGAATGTGATAAATTAATAAACCGGTCAATATTCATATATTCATATAGATTGAATGTATGATATATAGAACAAAAAACATTAATAATAAATCTCTGTGTGGTAAATGTTTCATCTTTCAATGATTGAACGAAATACTGACTTAACAAACATAAAAAATATGATTGTATATGGTCCTTTTTTATATGATGTGTAGTTAATATTCTTTGATTTATACTTATTTGATTTGATTTATTTAAAAAATGATGTGTTATTGGTTTAATATTTTCTATTTGTTTTAATGTATTATGAAGTTCATTTTCAATGATAGAATATTTTTGAAATAAATTGTAGATATATTGTTTAGACATCTTTAGTTGTTGTGTAAATACTTGTTTCATTTGTGGTTGATTTGTTTTACGTAAATTATATATTGGTTGAATAATTGGTTGTATATGTATTACACCTTGATTATTAAAAATTGAATTGTTCATTTTAATATATGTTCTAAATAATATTAAATATATTATTTATGACCGATATTGAAAGAAGTATTGTTAATGTCATCTCTGATATTATTTTAAACTCTGAAGAATTTAAAGAATGTATTCATAAACTTACGAATAATCAAAATATTAATNCNNATGAACTTAAAGAACTAAAGCATAAGAATTCATTAATCGAACAAGAATGTAATCATTATAAACATATGATTAAAGAATACGAAGAAACAATTGAAAAATTAAATCATCAAATTATTAATACTGATGAACTTAAAGAACTAAAGCATAAGAATTCATTAATCGAACAAGAATGTAATCATTATAAACATATGAGTAATGTGTATGAGCAACAGATAACAAGTTTAAACGACCAAATTACATATTACAAAGAACGAATAAATGAATTAAATGATACGATGGAGAAGTATAAAGAATATAAAGATTTATATGAAGGAACTCGCAAAGGCACACATTATGAAGAACATTTTTTCGATAAATTATGTGAATATAATGAAACTTATTTAGGTAATATATGGTCTATTGAGAATGTTTCGTCAAATCCTTATTCAGGTGATTTTATATTGAAACATCAATATACGAATTTTACTATAATGATTGATACTAAAAATTATTCAAAGACAGTTCCAAAACGTGAAATAGATAAATTTAAACGTGATATGAAGCATAAAGATAATCTTTTTCATTGTGGTATTTTACTGTCTACACATAATATTTCAAATAAAAAACCATATACATATGAAGAATATTCAATAGATAAAACGAACAAATTACCATCTATTTATGACCCTTATTTAAATAAAAGTTATGAATGTCATTATAAAGTTGGATTATATGTTCCAAACTTTACTTTTGTATCTATTGAATTCTTTTATAACATTTTAGATTATCTTCAAAAACAATATACAAGACAATTACAAGAAAATTCTACACATATACAAGAACAAACACTTAAAGAACATTTTAAATCTTTAGCGTCAATTACAAAAAAGTATTCAACATCTATTCAAACGTTGAATACAATCCATAATGAAATGAATTCATTAATCGATACAAATTATAAAGAATTTTCATCTTATAACAAAAAAATACCACAAACATTATCTAAATTATTAGAAGGTTCTTCTTCATCAACTACGAATAAAACAAATAAGAAAAAATCAACAACAACAAAATCTTCAAGAACGTCAACAAAAAATAATTCAATAAAGACTTATTTATCAAGAGATACGATTGAAGATAATGATATTATTATAAAAAATAATTAAGATTGTTTTTCAAAATAACTCCATAATTCAGTTTTATTTATAATATCATATGAATGATAATCTGTTCTTTTTAAAAAGTTTATTAATAAACGTTTTCTATCTTTTGGAGATAGATTATGATTCATAAATAAAAATGTATGTCCGTTACAATCTAAATGTTTATTCATTATTTCTTTTAAATTACATTTAAATTGTAAGGTTTTTTCAGTATTATCTATATAAAATATCAATTCAACTAATTCGTTATTTTCAAGTGTCATTATACATTGTTAAAAGATATATAAATTATGTGTTCTAACCTATTTTTTATTTATAAAAATAAAATGTTTTTTATATTGTATATACATATAATAATGAGTAATATATATGATATAGATATTTCTCTCGCGTATGTTAATGATATTAAGTCATACCAAAGTCAAAATAATAAAAATAAAGATGTAGGTTTAATAAGTCCAGTAAATTCAAGTAATGAAACATATAAAAATGTTATAGATAAAATAGATAAAACTAATCTTAAAGTGTTGTCTGAAGACCACGAGCATTCCACGACAGAAACACAAGAAGAATGTGAGCATTCCACAGCAGACCACGAGCAATCTACTGAACAATCCGCGAGAGAAACACAAGAAGAATGTGAGCATTCCACAGCAGACCACGAGCAATCTACTGAACAATCCACGAAAGAAACACAAGAAGAATGTGAGCATTCCACAGCAGACCACGAACCAACTACTGAACAATCCACGACAGAAACACAAGAAGAATGTGAGCAATCCACAACAGTTCACGAGCATTCCACGACAGAAACACAAGAAGACCACAAGCATTCCACGACAGAAACACAAGAAGAATGTGAGCATTCAACAACAGACCACAAGCATTCCACGAGAGAAACACAAGAAGAATGTGAACATTCCACAGCAGACCACGAACCAACTACTGAACAATCCACGAGAGAAACACAAGAAGACCAGGAGCAATCCACAACAAACCACGAACCATCTACTGAACAAACCACGAGAGAAACACAAGAAGAATGTGAGCATTCCACAGCAGAAACACAAGAACAAACCACAACCATATCACAACAAAAACATAAGAGTATTTATAATTTATTTAATTATGATATTGAACAAATTTTAAAGAATAATATAGATAACACAAAAGAATTAAAAATACCATTATTAAATGATGAAATATCAACACTTCAAGTATTAGATAAAATAACTCCTATTTTCTACTTTCATTCTAAAGAAACCTATTTTTCTATTGATGTAAATGAATATATTAAATATACACAATTACGTCATAAACGCCAAAATAAAAAAGTTCCACTGAAACGACCTCCTTTAAAATATACAGATTTTATAGAACCTATAGAATATGATTTTACAAAGACGTCATCACCATTAGAAGATACTGANTTTTATATTTCACCAATTAAACGATATAAACAGCAAATATACAAAGGANCACCNCCAAATAAATTAAATGATGTTCCTATATACGCACGTCTAACACAGACAGATAAATATTATAGAGTATTATATACATTCTTTTGTCCTTATAATGAAGGATATAAAGTTCCTTCGTTAAATACAATAAACGAAGGTAAATTTACAAAACAAACAGGACATCATGAAGCAGATTGGGAACACGTTATTTTTTATTACGATAAAAATACATTCGAATTATCAAAAGCACGTTATTCAGCACATGGTAAATACGAAGGAAATTGGTTAACACCTGAAGAACTTGAATTTGATAAACAAACAAATAAACCTATTGTATACATCTCTCATAAATCACACGCGTGTTATCCTACCGCAGGTAATTGGGCACGTGTATATGGTTTTGCGAATGATTATTGTGATCGTGGTTATCGTTGGGAACCCCGTGTCTTAATTCTTCCTGAAACATATAAAGAATCACTACAATGGTCTAAAGGTGAAAATATAATTCAAAAAAATACTCCATCAAGAACAAACAATAAACTCATATGGACCTGGACGTTTTATCGTGGTCAGTTTGGAAATGATGGTGTTACATCACCGTGTACGCGTGATTGGTGGAATAAAGATGTTGATGAAGATATTGATACAAATGTTTCAATCCGTTTCTTCCGTATTCTTGAATTACGTGATAAATTTAATTCATATATGGATACATTCAAACAAACAGAATTATATAAAAATACATTCAATAAGTTAAAAACATATTTTAAAACAATTACAATACATTCAACACAACAACAACATAAATCATTTATAGATAATTCAGTCCAAGATAAAGAAATAAATAAAGTTGAAAAAACAATATCATCACAACCAAAGAAATCAATTCCTAAACCAAAAGTAAAATCTACGACCACATTAATAGATATAATTAGAAATAAAAAGAAAAATAAAAAACAAACAGAACCCTCTCAAACAAAAGAGAAAAAAGATGTTAAACCTGTTATTACACCATTAACAAAGAACATACAACAACCAATGATTAAACCGAATGTAATTAAAAAAACAAATAATGTTAAACCAAATCGTATTTTTAATCCAATGATGTCATCCATGCTTATGAACCATAAACGTATTCAACGACAAAATACACAACAACAATTACATAAAAGAAAAAATAAACCAAAATTTAATATGAGTAATCAAACAATACAAAGTAATCAAAAATTAAGTTATCGTTCAATGTTTTATTATCAATTAAACAAAGGTTAAATTATTATATTTTAGATATAATTCATAAAGAACTATATCTAAAAAGACGACAACGGCAGGACTTGAACCTGCGACCTTTCGGTTAACAGCCGAACGCTCTAACCATCTGAGCTACGAAGTCAGAGTGCATATGGCAGGATTCGAACCTGCGAAGCATACTTGCATGGGATCTTAAGTCCCACCCCTTTGACCACTCGGGAACATATGCGTAAATTGAAGGGTTTCAAAAACATTCGTAAAACATTCATAAAAAATTTATTTAAAAATTGTTTCATTATGTTCCACACTTTCACACGCTATTTTTCTACATTTATTCTTAAACCATCAAAACATTGGAATAATCGCGCAGTCATTAAAAACCACTAATTCCAGTAAAATCTGCAACTACGAAGAAAATTAAAATATTCTAAAACAACACTACACTACGCACCGTTTAAACTTCTTGTCCTCGTTCCCGTATTAAGACATCCTACCCTCCTCTTCAATATTATATAATGATAATTCTTTAAATTGTTTTATGTATATAATTTGATAATATGATACAACCTACCCATAAATATTACTCCCCATACTAAATAAATATTTTTTTATTATTATATGAACGCGTAAAAATAATATCAAGTATATATATATTAAAATGTCTACAACTCTTACTGAACAAGCAGACCAAGACTACCAAGACATGGATGAACTCGGTGATTTATTTGATACAGAAGATGATGACACTGGTTCTAATAATGTTAATCAACTATTACAGGACGCACAAAGAG